CTTCAATCATTTGGTCGTGAGCCTTGTGGGCCATTTCACGATACGACTTCGACAGCGAAGTAAATACGGCAACAAAATCAAAATTCATAGGTTTCTCCTAAAGGTTATATGCTGCAGTGCAACATTATATGGCAAAAAAGAAGGGGCGCAAGCCCCTTCTCCGTACTACTAGTGCTTAAGCACCCGGCGAACCGTACATGCCGAGCGGGTCCGACCAACCGAACGAATAACGCTCACGGGCCTTGTAACGGACGTTGCCGGTATCAAAGTCACCGTCCATCGAGGTAGCCAGCGGGGTACGTTCAAAATGCTTCATACCATTCGGCACATCGGTGGTGAGGAACCAAGCGTTGCTATCGGTCAGGAAGTGGTTAACTGCGTAACCTTCCGGAATCGAACCGTTGTTCTTCAGCGCGTTGATGTCGTTATCGGCAGTCGAAACACGCAGTTCGGTTTCAAGCAGACGGGTTGCAACGAACATCAGAGCAGGCGGAACAATCAGCTTGCGCGGCTTGGCGGCAATCAGCAGACCACGTTCATCAGTCCACGCAGCGATTTGAATCACGGCGTTTTCCAACGAGGTTTCGTTCAGGTCAGCGGCGGTTGCCGGGGTGTTGCTATTGGTACCACCAGAAACCAACGGGTGAGCGGTCGAGAACAGCGCAACGCCGTCACCACCAACATAACCCGCGCTGAAGCCGTTGTTCAGAACATTAGCGGCCTTGACTTGCTTGGTGTAAGCCATACCACGGGCCAGAGCCTTGGTGTAACGAGCCGACAGCGAGTCGTAGAGGTTGTCCTCAACAGCTTCTTCAGTCAGCGAGAAACCCAAAGCGATGGTTTCGTGGTTGTAGCGTGCAGTCCAAGCTTCTTGCGCGTTGTCGTAACGAATTGCACTACCTTCGTTCTTGACCGGTGCTGCGCTGAAGCCCGACAGCTTGGTTTCTTCTTCAAAGCTACGTTCCGAAGATTCGGTTTCGTAGATTTCCTTATGCTCCTCGCCATAACGGGCGTACTCCAGACCGAACAAAGCGTTCAGACCCGGAAGGAGTTCTTTGAGTAGCTGGGCACGAGAAATTGCCATGATTTAACTCCTATTAAGCCATAGCCGTAGCACTGTAATACTCGTGCTGGCCTTGGTTGAACTTAACTAATACTTCCGGATATTGCGTGAACACAATGGTCGAGCTGGAGGGGATAGCAACGACGGAACCCGGCACAGCAATCGTGTTGTTCATCACAATGGTGGTGGTGTTAGTAACCGAGTTCACATACGAACCGGTACCAATGTACTGACCATTAGAAGCGATGTAGCCAACTTCCGAACCCACAACAACCGCCGAAGTCGAAGCCAACGGGGTGGTCAGGGTGATGGTCTGGGTCGAAGACGAACCAGTGTACGTTTGCGTAATTGCCGTTTCACCAACCAGACCAACGATGCGCAACGGCAGGGTGGAGGTGGTGGCGGGACCAGCAGGCGGCGTAACAGTCGGGACCAGCACAGCATTAGCCGAGTTACCGGTGTTAGCATTACCAGTGTTATCCACATAACCAACGTTTTGACCGACGAGTGCCGAAGCAGCCGAGCCAATCGTGGTGCCGCTGGTAACCATAGCAGCCTTGAAAACGGTGTCCGGGTCATCAGCAATAATGGCAACAGCATCACCAGCTTGGGTGCCGGTGGGCCAGTATTGAGAGAACACCTTCTGCTTGGTGACCGGGTTAGTGTACGAGCAACCCAAGAACACGCCAACCGGCAGACCGGTAGAAGTGAACGAGGCGGTGGAAATCACGGTACGGACCACGAAACCACGGTTTAGCGAAACAAAATCGCCGTAAAACATATTGGTGGCATAGCCATATTGAATCGGGAGGCTGCGGGTTGAACCTGCAAACACCTGACCACCAATAAGGTTTACCGGCAGGACACCATAGGGTGCCGAAACAGTCGGGTAAGCCATAATTAGCTCCTTTGAGGATTATTTACCTTTTCCAAACGTGGTAGTGGACTTACGTTCTTTGAATAAAGGCATGCGAGCATCACTTTCCTTCATCAAACTATTATCCACTGCGTCAGTCTGGGCTTGTGCTTGTGCTGAGTAATACGCATTTCGTTGATTAACAAACTCTTGCGGTGTCTTACAAAGCAGCAGACCACCAATTTCAATCGAATCAGAGAAACGACTATTAGGGTCCACATAAAACTGCATTTCGGGGTGGTCCGCCAGTTTGACCGGCTCCCATCCTTCACGCACCTTAGAAGAAACATTACGTGCGTCCGATTGACCTACCATGCTTGTACGAATCCAACGATACGACCAACCTGCTTGCGGCTTAACTTCCGGCAGCAGTTCAGGCGGCTTCCACGCTTCTGGGCGCTTAAAAGTTTCGGTAGATTCAAGTTCACGTGCGAGTCGATTTTCAGCCATTTCTGTTCTCCTTAATCAGTTCACGAGCATATTGCTCCGGGGTAATACCAAGTTTTTTGGCAAGACTTACTTGCGTCTTGGTCAGCACTACTTTCTTAGGCGCGGTGCTACGCGTTGCCGGGGCAACAACTTGTGCCTGCTTTGCGCGAGGTTGAGGTTTGGTCTCTTCCTGCGAATCTCCCCATTCATATTCGGGGAATCTCTTGCGCATCGTATTATCAATACGACGGTAATAGTCGTCAGACCTAGGGTCTACGCCATTCTTAACCAGCTTCTCATGCAGCCCCAAAGCCAAGCTGGTCATTTCCTCGTCACTCCCGAACCAAGAATTACGCTCTTGCCACGTAACTGCTTTATAGTCCGGTTGGGGAACTTGGGGCCGTTGTGATTGTGTATTTACATCATTAGCATTAGTCTGTAAAGCATTTTCTTCATATTGCGGGCGATAATTTTCCACCTGCTGAGAAATGAGTTGTGCTTTAGTTAAACGCTCTTGTGCTGCAAGCAATTTATCGGTGTCGCCAGAATCATAGGCATCACGGTATTCGCGCTTGGCAAGCTCAATCTCTCGGTCAGTAGCTTCTTTATACTGAGCAATTAGTTCGGTCTCACCGCGATACAGGTTAGCTTTGAGTCGCTTATTCTCTTCATAGACGGTTTGAGCCGTGCGAATAGCTTCTTCGCGTTCACGGGCTGCGGCCTCTTTAGCTCGGCGTTCATCGTGCCAAACTTTCTTAAGCTGTGCCATACGCGTACGCACACGGTCTGAATACTCATTAAGCTCATCAGACTCAAGCTCATCAACAATTTCACTAGGTAAGGGTTCTCGCCCACGGTCTTGTACCGGGGTGTCGTCCTCAACCTCAAATTCAGGCTCCTCTACTACTTTCTTTTCTTCAGCTTCATCAGGAAACTCAAACTCCACCATTTCCATATTATTTTCTTGCTCAGCCATCATTCACTCCTTATGCGCGGCTATAGCCACGGGGGTCATCAACAATTGCTTCAACCGAATCGTCATTAATAATTCGGAATTCACGCCCATGAATCTTGATGCGGGTACCTGCATATGCGCGGACAAGAACAAAATCACCTTCAGCACACCACGGACCCGTGGGGAATCGTTGGTCGTCCTTGTAGCACATGTCACCCATCTTCACGACAAACAGCACAACCGTAGCAAGTGATTCAAGCTCCTTGGTTTTGTCTGCCTTAATAATCAAGCCTTCTTCATCAAGCGTGTCGCCCAAATCAGGTACTGCACAAAGAATGCGGTATCCAGTAGGTTCGGGGAGTTGCGTTGCATTTTCCTGCGTGACTTCTTCAGTCATCGTTTTGCTCCAATTGAGTTGCGAGGTCAGAGATAATTACTTGTGCCGCCAGCAGACCCCGTGCCTGACCACACAAAAACTGATATTGCGCAAAGTCCTGTAGGTTTCCATTAACCAAACAGTCCGCGATAGTGTTGCGCTCTTCTCCGATTCTCTTAACCAGATAATCAAGCGTGTCGTTCATTACTGTTCCTTAGTAGGTTGTTGCTGTTGTTGATGTTTAATTTGTTCGCGTTGAGTGATTGTCTGGTCTTTGTGTTTTTCTGCGTCCAGACCCATACGAGTTCCATCCATGAAGCCCCGCATTTCACGCTCTTGTTTAGATTGTTCAGCTTGGGAGCCAATCTTTATCCCATCAATCATTTGTTTTGAGGCGTTAGATGCTTGAGCAATGCGCTCTTGGGATGCGAGGCGTTCACGTTCAACAGCAATGCGTTCCATCTCAGCTTGAATATCTGCTTGAGTCTTCTGGGCTTTGATTTGAATCTCTTGCGCCTTAAGCTGAAGTTCTGCTTGCTGCATCTGTACAAGCGGGTCTTGTGCCTGTTGTTCTGCTTGCTGTTGTTGGGCTTCAGCGGAATTTTGTTGGAGCAGCTTCGTAGCGGCGTCAGCGACAAGGCGTGAGATGGTGAGTTCCATCTCTTTGCTAATTTCTTGTTCCGGGCCGGGAAGGGGTGCGCCAAGCTGGTCTTCAACTTGTTTGCGATACTCAAAGGCCAGATGCTCCACAATGTGGGCTTGAATTGCTGCCATAACCGATTGTGCTGCCGGGAACTGCCCAACCAACGAAGAAATCTTGGGGTCGTGCATAAGCGCCATGTGTGTGGCGATATGGGCTTGATGGTCTTGGTAGATAAACGCTTTGACCGGCTTCTGGTTCATCAGAGCCATGTTCTCGGACACAGGGTCTTTTGGCTTCTGGTCTTCTTCGGTAGGAATTAACTTACCGATGTTCTTGATACCCAACACCTCAAGCATCTGCTTGTTAAGCTCTGCCATGTCATAAATCTGCGGGCTGGCTGCAGCCATCTGCATAACTGCTTGGTACTGCACTACCTTCTGTGACATGGTTGCAGCGTTGGGGTCAGAGACCGGGATGACCTCGACCATATCGAAGTCAGCTTGGCGCGCTGCCTTATTACCCGTCTCCGGGTCGTAGTCATACTCGGTGGGGGCATAGTCACGGATGATTGCCGCGAGGAGCTTGAACTCCTGCTTCATCGAGTAGTGGATGCGTGCTTGAACCGCCGACATGATTTTTAGGCTTCTCTCCAAAATAGCGAGAGTGGTCCCAACCGGCGAATTAGCCGACATATCAGAAGCTTGTAAATCAGCCGCAGAAGCAAAGCGACGGCCTTCATCAATGATTTGGTTCATCAACGACATCAAGACTTGGCTTGGTTCCCCGTATGGCAGAGCCATAATGTTGTCGCGGATAGAACCTGACGGCACATCCACATCACGGAACTCGCCCGGAGCAATCGGGGTGTCATCGCCTTTAACCCGCAGACCACGAGACTTGAAGCCCCCGGGAAGGTTGGCAAGAGTCCCCGCATCCACCAACTGACGCATCAGCATCGTGCCCGACTTAGAGAACGCACCAATCAGGTGAATAAGCCCTAGGTGATAGAAGCCAAAGCCCGGGACGTATCCGTAATGCACAAAGTGCTGGCGCTTTTGCTTGGTATCATCCTCTGGGTCCCAGTTGCGGCGGATAGCAAGAACTGTCTGGGTGCCCTTCTCGATGGTAACGACGTACGGCAGAGCAATGCCCGTCTCTTTCCCATCCTCGCCCTTATCCTCATCGCCCGGCAGAATCAAGTCAACGTGCATCTCAAGAAGCTTGAACCGCTCATCAGCCGTGGCGGAGAAGCCCATCTTCTCAGCAATCTTCTTCTCAACTTCATCAAGCGCTAGTACCGGGTCATCTAAATCAACATCTAGGTAGAACCCCGCAACTTGAAGTTTGCGAATTTCATTCTTGGTTTTTCGCATCACGTGCGTTACACGCTCAGCAGTCTCCAAGTTACTAGCGCCATAAGGCACGACCATGTCTTCTGCGGGAATATAGACGGCTGCTTGACGGTCGAGGTACGGGTCAAAATAAATCTTCTTAAAGGCGTTACCC